ATTGTAGAGTATGTGGTTGTAAAAACAGTAGAAACAAACTGCCATTCTTCATTATCCCATTTAACATAAACATCAAACTCAGCCTTTGTCCCAGCCTCTGGAACCCATACCGCTGTGACCATATCATGAGACTGATCTATAGCCACCCTATAGTCTATCTGTGCAACACTTGGTACGGGAAGTCTATACTTTGTAGACCAATGAGAGGATCTGTTCTTATCTTCTGATACAACTCTAAACCTAATGACATAGTTTTGATTTTCACCAGACATTTCTGGTAAAGAAGACTTTGGAATAATTACCTTTTTTATTCCAGAATCTGCAGTTGCCATTACTGAACATCCAATGCAAATCTAAATTCTATATAGTTTGTTGTGTTTGCTAGTTTAATTATAGGTTGAGCCCCTGTATTTTTAATAACAGAATATCCAGTCATTCCATATAAAGGATTTGCAGTGCTATTATTTTCTAGTCTAATGGCATCAAGGCAGACATAGAAGTCGTCAGAAACTGTTCCGCCATCTGTTACACATGCAAAGATTTTAACAACATCCACCTGGCTCCAAGTAAATCCAGTACTCTTGTACAGTTCCTGCAATTGTTTTGTTGCAACAACATATCTGTTATTTGCAAAGTCATGCTGACCTGAATTAGTTCCATTATCAAGGTTGACCTGGAATCTTGCCCACTCTCCTGTACCATGCACATCTGATGAAGCAAACTCTACTAATATCTTAACATTATCTGGAACAGCGTTGGACTCTCCGTCTTTATTTATAACAGTAAACGCTAACTTGATTTCGTCTGTTGGTGAGTTTCTATTAAAATCTAGGTTTGCACCAGTAAGATGAAGATGCTCTGATCCAGAGTTTACGACTATATTTCCACCACTAACAGAAAGATCTGAAACGTCTCCTCTTACTACAACAATGTTATTGAAGAATCTACATCTTTCATATCTAGCGTAACGCTCTTGGTTTGTAAAAATACGATTGTCAGCATTTGTCTGAAATACCTTTTCTGTTCTATTGATTACGTTATTTTGTAAATCACCATCTAACGGCTCATAGATCACTGGTATCGCTATCGCCTCAGTTGCGTTGTGGTATTCCCAATTCTCATCTTGTGTAAAAGCATAGATTGACTTGCTATCGTATGCTCCTGCTGAAGTGTTGGATCCTGCAGAAAATATTCCAACCTCTGTAATCTCATATCTTTCTTCTGAAGGAAGTTCTGCAGTTAAAACAAGTTTTGTTATATTATCCTCAGAAACATATCCACGAGAAATAATCGGAACACGGAACATCTCAAAATTGAGTCTTTCTTTAGCAGAGTAGTCCCCAAACACTCCATCCGTGTTTAATGGCTTTGCTCCGCAGCCTATAGCAATATATGAGGCATATGCTGGTGCCTGACCCAATAAGTACTTTGCTAGGATATTTTTACCTGTATTAGTTATCATTAATTATTCACCTCATATATTGTATCATTAAACAGAGTTCCATTGTTTAATATCTGTACCTCTACCTGCTCGTCTTCCTCTAGATTAACAATATTAATAATGATATTTCCAGTTGACTCCTCAATATATACCGTCTCATTATTTGGACCAGTCCCATTGATTGGAAGTTTCTTGTCTAAAATAATTGGAAACTTCTTAAAGTAGGTCTCAGAAGTATCCTGCAATGAAATAATGTTTTGTGGATTATATTGATAATTAAGACTTGTTAAATTTTTAATTGGTTGATATATAACGTTCTGGCCATTTACAATATCGGATCTTGAAATATTAATAATCTCCTGACCACCAATATCTTCAAAGACAAGATCAGTCATTATTTCAATAGGCATTGCTTCATCTGAAGTTACAAAGATATCTTTAGATGCAGTAAGGACTCCATCATTAGAAGAAGATGGGGTAGAAACTGGCAGACTTGGTATTGCTTCTGTCATCTTATATCTCACTCAGATAAACTGTCATATCTGGCCCCTCTGAATTTTTTGCATACTCTATATTATATACTACGAACCTGCTTGTGCTACCTGATATTTGATTAACATTATCTTTGTCTTTATAGTCAACGGTTACAATGTCTCCAAGTTGCAGTGTTGGTATAGCAAATATCTTTACGCCCACAGATCTTCTAGGCTTTACAACTTTATTTACTATCCATTCCATTAGGTTATTAGCATCATCTTGTGTCTGTATGTATGGTGTCTGTAATGAGAAGTCTCTCTTTCCATGCGTCATGCGGCTTACCTTAATGTCTTTAAAGTCATTATCATATTTAATTGGAGACTTAACTAAAGTTGATCCAGATATTTCTGGATTTGAAAAATCGCTGTTCTTATTAAAGTATTCATCCATTGTCAACTCATGCTGCGACTCTTGTGTAAATGTTACTCCCTGAATTCTAAGATAGTTTCCTGTTGTCTCATCTAGACTAAGCGCTGTATCTGTAGCATTAAAGATTAAGAACTCAGCACCGTATGAACCTGCTCTAAAACCAGATACAGTGTATCCCTTAATCTTATTAAATGTTGGAGATAGTTTTGCGTACAGTGCTGGATAAGCCTTATCATATCTAATATTAAAGTATGCAGCCTCTCTCATAATTGACCCAAACTCTTCAAAGTACATATTGTACTGTGGTGGCTGTGAAGGACTTATTCCAGAAAGATATGTTGACTGGACAATACCGCTCATAGCATACTTTCTAAATGACTCATTTACATCAATTTCCTGATCGTCAATAGCAGACATAATAGGAGTATCCAAAGCAAATGTAGTGTTTTGACTATAGTTATTTGTTAATGCGTATAAGTTTTCAAACATACATCTGGCAGACCCTCTTACAAACATAGCCATGTTGTTATATATTGGTAGTGGTGCCTCATCATCTACTGTTGATATAAGCCTATTATTTATGTATAGATAGAATCTTCTTACATTTCCTAGATCTTGGTATTCAACTGCTAAGTCATATACCGTTGGATTTTCCTCTCCAACCATTCTAGATTGTCCAGTAAACTTTCCATCATCAACGATGATATTGGTTAGGCCACCCCACAACTTTACTGGAATAGCCTTAGATGTTGCAGTATCTCTCATCACCTTATAAAAAACAACATTGTCTAAGTTTTCTGCTGAAGCGCTGTAACTATTTACATTGTTTTCTGTTAATGCTAATATCTCAAAGTAGTATCCAACATTTGTTGTTGGGTTTAGCATAACTGCCAATCCTCCAGAACCAGCGCTAATGTTGATATTTTGTTCTGGTGAGTTACCAGTTACAACAAAGTAAGTGTCGCTACCAATTGGAGTTTGTCCACGATTTGCATTGTTTTCAATTTTTCCAATAATTCTCATACGTGTTCCAAAATGCTTATACTTATTGTTTAGTGGTTTATGTACGTATGAAAGAAAGTCGATTCCGCTTTGTGTTGTTGTAAAGGATGGACCATTGAGTATAAATGCTGACGACTGAATTGTTCCAGTTTGTGTAGTAGTTAATCTATTTAGATCTGTTTCAGTGCCGTAATACTGTGACAGGAAGTTTTTAATAATTCCTGTTCTAACAGATTTCTGTGCAAGAGTATTATCTACTCCAGCAGCCCCTGTGTCAAGAGTTAGATCAACAACTTGTGCATCAATTGCTGATTGGTCAGCCAAACTAAATAATAGGTCTGACCTCATTCTACAACCACGAACTGAATCATTAGATGTCCAGTATGGATCAAGACCTGCGTTATGTGCTACAACAGGTGTTCCAAACTGACCTCTTCCGTGTTTTGCAACAGGGCCATTCTTTAATTGTGTTACTCCGTTTACAGTCTGATAATTTGGAACTGAATAGATTCTTACAAGGCCAGTTGGATAAATCTTTCCATTATGACCAAGTTTAGAGAAATAGTTCTGGTACTCAAGTACGTTGTTAATCCAAACATTTCCGTATCCAGTAACGCTATACTCTACCGCATCGTACTTAATAACTTCGCCATTAGAATAAAAATATCCATTGTACCTTGAAAGCCAATAAACTCCCTCTCCAAGGTCAAGAACGTTATTGATAACCCTATTGTTTACTACAGATGGAACAGATGCAGATAGTGTTGAGTTAACTGGAATAGCACCAAGTAGATAACTTGACTGGTTGTTTGCTTGACCATTAATTGACTTTGTATTTTGATCCCCTGCAACTTCCCAAAGCAACACAGGCTTATATATCCAGGTCTTTTCTTTGTCGATTAAACTTGCCTGTTTTAAAGATCCATATGTTTTCTGAATATATCTTGTAGAATAATTAATGGTTCCATCATTAAAGATATCATTGTTTTGAGAAGCAATAGAAATTATATTTGCAAGTTTATCTTTTGTAGTTTTGTTTTGAATAATATCAACTTGTTCAAAATCTTTTGAGCCATATAAAGCAAAATCTGTATCTCTCTCGTTTTCTGATGGAAGAATATAATTTTTACTCATCATAACAAAGTTATTGTACTCATCAAAGAACATTGCTGTCTGTGTAGAAACAGCAAGTTGATTCAACACCTCAGCAACAGTGGTGTCTGGGGAAATAAAGAAATATGGGATGATTGGGTCTGGCTCATTGCTTAATCTCTTAAATGTATAGTTAGAAAAACCAATAGAATCTAAGATCATTGAGACTGCATAACTTAATGATGCATTCGTAGCCAATGTTTGTGGTGCAACAATTGACTCAAAGTAGAAGAACAAGTCTCGCAACTTTAAAGATACATATCTATTCTCGTTATCTGATTCTGGAAAACCTTCTGTGTACATTGTTTTAATTGGAACAAAGTAATCATACCCATTGACATTTACTACTACCTCGTATAACTTAATCTGAAGATTCTTTGTTATGTAATCCTTAACTATGCTATTTTCATTATTTATATTAAATGCTTGATCATAGTCAAATAGTTTTAATGTTCCATTTGACGCTAATAGTTGTCCAACTGGCAAACCAGATATTCCTAGATCAGATGCTGTTTTGGTAATTGAAAAATCTACAGTCTTATCTGATAGGTCAACTACAAGCCTTGGAGATAGTTCTATAAGGTCAAAGGTAGAGTCTGCCTTATTCATTGTTTCAACAACAACTCTTAAACCCTCAACATACTCAAACTCTCTGTATGATTTTAGCCCGTCTGTTGAATTAGAGTACTGTATTGGTGAGGTTAGGTCTGTAACAAAGTTTGTTAGTCTATTGACAGACTCTTCAGATACATCCCATCCATAAACTGGAACAAATGTTTCATACCTATTATTAAACCAAATATGATAGACTCCAAGATCAAAATCATTTTCTTTAATTAAATATGCGTATCCA